CTACGATGATACTTGCCCCAACTTAGAAACATACCCAAATCTGAGTAGTTCTGCTAGGGTCGCCATTTCATTTTTGTATGAAACAGCAGGGAATGAATACGATGAATGTCCGGCAGCAATCCAGGCTGACTTTACTGCGGACTTGAAGTTGTTGAATTCTTCTTCTCCGTGTAGAGTCATCTCCCTAAGGGACATGGTCACATTTTCTACGAGTTGCTCGTGGTTCTTACCAGGGACTCGGGATCCTTTCTTGATCCAATGGACACGTTCCTTAATCGTATCTTGGTCGAGCGGTGCCATCAGCAGATTGGGGTTCTGCGGATGGGGCCGCCAGGTACGTTTCAGAAAAGATGCTTCTTGTTCTGACACGTACTTGGGCGCTTCTTTGTAGTGTATTTTGTTGGCGTCAGTATAAATAACACCTACAGAAGCTAAGTAATCGCCAAAAGTTTGCACGTTGAAATACTCTGCAAACTGGTCAGTCACACTAATGACATGGTCGTCTCCAAGTGTGATTGCTCTTGTGTTGTGCTCCATGATAGATAGGTCCTTAAAACCTACAGGCATAACATTCATCCACGCTAGACACTTGTACAAATCATTCAATTGCGAATTGAATGTCATAGTCAAAGCAAATCCTGATGGAATGCCATGGTCTAGACGTAGGTAAACACCGGAAGCAACGGTGATCCTCTCTATGGAGTCAAAAACAATCCGGCGGCGAATCGTGGCGTTCGTTTCTCCGTCGTCATACCATCTATTGACCATATCTGTGATGGCCATTATCATGGTTTGTGATGGTTTACCGTCGAAGTTCTTGAAATCTCCGGCGATGAACTTAGTACCTGCCTCTCGGAGTCTGGACATCGTATTGCCCCAAGCTCTACTGCATGGGTCCATACCTCCTTGGCATGATAGTTTATCATTGTTTTTGAATATCATGGATATCCATGCTCCAAAATACATTCTGGTAGTAAGCATCATATCCATTGGTAGGCACTCGAT